TTGACCTATTGTATACCCATCAAACGTTGCTGTGTCATCAACTATTGCTGAAGTGTTCGCTACAAATGTAGCCGCAGCAACTCCAGTTGTTTCTTGGTATAACTTAACAACATTTCCGTTTTCAGTTCTAAAATGTGGAGCAGCATTTCCTGCTGTTATATCTGCTGAATATTGTTGATAAGCATCTGCAGGTGAAGAACCCGGAGCCGTTCCCGTATATTGTGCTAATACTTTATCTGAACTCGTACCAAAAGACGTACCTCCAATAGCTACATTCCCACTTGTTGAATTAAATATAACACTTCCAGTTGTTGTTTCAATAGCTCTATGTGTAACTCCAGTTATCGATGTTAATGTTGGATTGTAATATATTCCTCTTACTGTACTTGTTCCACCAGTTACATTAATAGTTTGATCAATGGTTAACATTCTTGTGTCACTTGTACTTCCCGAAGTGTGTGCAATACCATTTGCAATTCGTAAAAGATTACGCGTAGCATTTGATGTATCGTAAACGTTTGAGGCAGAAATAGAAACAGCCGAAGTTGTACCACTGCCTCCGTTTATTGTTAATGCAGCTCCACTTGTAAAAGCATTCCAAGTATTAAATCTAACAATTGCATTTTCAGATACCCTAAATAGTTCAGTTGAACTAAAAAAAACACTAAATGAAGTTCCACTTCCACCTAAGTTAGTAACAATTCTTCCAGCACCAGCAACATCTAAAGCAACTGTTGGAGTAGCTGTATTTATTCCTAATCTATTATTTGTATTATCCCAAAATAAATTAGCACTTTGAGACAATTGATTTGAAGCATTCTGAAAGAATACACGCCCAGCAGTTCCTGAAGTTATCGCTGTTGAATTAACAGTTAAACCCGAATCGTTATTTGTCCAACTTAATGTTCCCGTTCCATTTGTTTGTAAAACTTGTCCACTTGTTCCATCTGCTGTTGGTAATGTATAGGTACTATCAGCAGTCAACGTTGCGGGGGCTTTTATACCTATTGAATTTGTACCATTAGCCGATGATTCATAAAACCTAATTGGTGGATTATTTATTGAGCCAAAACCTACTGCAATATGACCAGTGCCGTTTGGCGTTATTATAACGTTTCCATTTACCGAACTTGTAATGGCTTGACCGTTTACATCCAAATCACCTCCAAGCTGTGGAGTGGTATCCAAGCTCACTTCATTTATTTGCGATCCAGTTACTGATCTTGAAACGTATCCACCACCAGATACAACAGCAACCTCAATGAGATCTGTTGATGCAATTTTACTGCCCTTTGGTGATAAGTCTGAAATTTTAACTCCCATTGTTTATGAATTTATAAATCTTATTTGATTATCCTCTGTCATTCTTGTTTGACTATCCTCTGTAAATCTTGTATTTGGATCTGTATATGGATCATAAGGTGGAGTCACAATAGTTGTCTGAATACCCTCTCCCTCTATTATGCGGATTAGTTCGACAATAGTTGAGGTATTCTTTCCACTCTGATAATCACTAACTTTTAGTAACCTATATACAACACCATCAATGTTAATTAAGTTTCTGAAATCAAGACTATTGATGTCTGATGGTCTCAACATAACTGAGCAGCTGATTTGCTTTCCAAATCTTGATATCAATTCCTTGATGAACTTCTCATGATACAGATATAAGTTATTTGTTGGATAGCTTGTTGTGGACCAGAATACATAATTCGGAATCCCAAAATTGAAGTCAAATGTTGGTGAATCAAGACTATCCAAATGACCAACATAAGGATATGATGTCTCAACACTCAACACACCATCCTCATCTCTATGTGTCCAATCTCCAATCCTTAATCCTCCAAGCTGCACAATGAATGGCTTGCCTTTTTTCTTTTCAACCACACTTGATCCATCCTCATTGAACTTAACCTGGAATGATCTTGGCACAATCAAGTCGGTAAATGATCCTGGTGAATCTTCTGGAATGGCAGCCAATAATTTTTGAGAGAATGGCAGTTTGAACTCTGTATCATTCACTGCAAATTGACTCTGACTTTGAATCAAGAATGATCCATATTGCTGTTTGACATCTTCAAAATATCTTTGATTCCAATAGTCATCCTCTTGCTCAAAATTAAACTTGTAATTCTTTGAGCTGAAATTTATAGTTGGCTCAATCTTAATCTCCTTGCCTCTATCTAATTTTTCACTCCAATCAATTGCATCACCGCTGGCATTATAAAAATCTGATAATGGCTCGATCTCCAAAATGGTTGGATCTGCATTGCTTGGCTTGACATACAAGTTGAATGCAGTTACAAATCCTTTAAAGAATTGATCACATGTCATATCTGGAAGGAAGGCATCTAAATAAACTGTGCCACCAGCTGTTAATGATTGTTGCTGTTTTAATATGTCAAGATCAGATGTATTGGATAAAATTTGAACCAATGTATTTGAGTAAGTCATGCCAGTTCTTGAAATATAGCAATTGTTGATTCTGAAACGTACCTCAAATCTCAATACATCATTATAATCAACATTCAATCCTCTTGTATAGTCAAATGAGAAAGTAACAGATGTAGTTGCTGATGACATAACTCCCGAATAGATGGTGTCATTACTGATCAATACGTTGTTCTTGTAAATTAAAAATAATACTTCATAATCTCCATTCACTGAAAAAGCTCCAGATCCATTCCCGGTTATTGCAATATTAACATCATGATCTCCAAAATAATGAATATTATATAAACCAGTTGATGCACAAACAATCTTTAATGGTGATGCCTCTTGAGCTTGACTTAAATTATCTTGATTGATTGTGGCTGCATAATTTGCCAAAATCTCATAGTCATTAAATATTATAACATTTGGCTGATTTGGCTCTGTATAAAACAAAACACCAGATCCTCCAAATCCATTACTTAAAAAATATCCACTCGATGTTGTGCTATTGTCTTGTGTTGTAAACACAGATTCATTATCCGCTTGAGCTTGTGTTATGGTTGGTAAATCTCCACCAGGATATGCTATCAATAACTTCTTGAATAATTGACTCTCAAGAAAATTTGAATCCCATGTTATGCCAGCATAATCAAATGCTTTCTTTAATACCTCATAACAAAATACTTGTGGAGGGATGTGCTCAACTCCAAAGGTGGAAGCTGATGGACGTGGGAACCCGTAATCAATCAAGCCGTAGTAATAACCTCTACCAGTCCACCCTTGTGAGTCTTGATTGCTGGATGGTGATCCATTCAATTGGATAATACCATTCCAAGTGTCTTGTTGATTATCATAAATCAGAGCATGATTGTACTCACTGAATCCAAGCTCATTGACCTTAATCTTTGCCAGCCTTGAGATGTAGTCAATCGTATCACTCACAAGAGTAATATCAAAGGACCAGACTCCATCCATTAATTTACAGCTCATCAACTGAGCAACACCATTAAACTCAAGCAATCCATTCTGATAGTATTGTGCCTCTGCCTTTATGCTTGGATCAAAGTCAATGAAATCAGAATCAGAATCATCCAATGGTTGTGTCGCACTCAATGTGAACACACTAAGCATGAGAGCTGTATTGCTCTTGGTACCTGGTAATGTGATTGTCTTTGACTTGTTGCCCTTCCTTGCATTGAGATCCTTAATATCACTGATATTGAATGTCAATGGAAAGGGAGCATCTTGGTAAATGTCAACCAATCGTCCATTAATGAATAATTCTCCAGCCATTAGTTAAGTTGAGATCTATATGTGAATGTTCTATCTATTGTAATCTGCTCTTGCATCAAGCCATCTCTTTTCCTTGTCTTCAGCTGATAGCTTGTATTGGTCACTTTTACTGGCTCAAATTCAGTCCCATTGTTTTGCTCAAGATATACCAATGGACTATCATACAAAGATTTCACCAACCATTGTTGAATCTCTTGGTTGATCCAGTCAGAGTTCAATGTCAATGTCTCAGTCTTAGTCTTGGCAAAGTTAATTGCTTGACCAGCATACAATGGATATGTGTAGCTTGTTCCATCCCATACTCCAGGATCTCTCTGATATCCATAGCTCTGGACATTAGCAGCTTCGGTTGACACAAGGCTGAATGTGAATGAATCAAATGATCCAAACTTATTCAACCAATGCAGTCTATATGTATCATATCTCTTGCATTCAGTATCCATGTAAATCTTAAATACCTCTGTTTTAATTGTCCTTGGAATATCCCTTAAATATATCTCATAGTAATAACATGTGTCAAAATTATTCTGAGTGATGGTTGTGTTGGCAATAATAACTTGAGGCCCAACATTAAGAATGTTATATTCATCTGTGCCAACAGAATATGAATCACTAATAATTGTTGATCCACTTATGTCTTTCAATGCCACTATCATCTCAAGTGATGTACCTTGACTGTTATAATATCCAAGATAAAAATTTTCATCATTACCACAAAGAGCTCTTTTTGATCTTGGAAAATATGTTAAGAATAAAGCATCATTAGTAAAGTTGAGATCATAATCTTGATAATCAAAAGCAATCCATTGTGGATATTCAAGAGCTGCATTGAAAGCACTTATGCCAGAGCTGTTTGTTGATGAAGCTATTATAACAGCTGGTGGAGTTCCATATTTTTCATAGACTGTGATTGACACTGTTGGCATTGTAACTGGAGTCTCAATATCTGTTGATATTGGTGGATTGCTCAACACACTCTGCACAGCCTCAGATACATCAATTCGGCCAAGAGTATTAAATTGCCTGAATACCTCTTGAGTCAATCTTAATTGAGCATCAAGATAAACCTCAACTACAAAGCTGAAATTTGGTTGAGCTGTCTGATTACTGCTAAATGTGAAGACGAATGGATTGCCAGCTGGTGCAATTAGTTGCGGCTCATCATATATGGTTATTGCCATGTTTCTGTATTTTTATCAAATTTAATTTCAAACATCAACCCGGTAATCTCAGCCAAGTCATTTGCTATCTTAGTCAATACCTCATCAGTGATGACATTGTCAGTGATTCTCTTTGGCTTCAATCCTCGTTGCTTGATATTAGATGCAACAGCATATGCATGTGACATCTCAAGTCCTTTCCATTGACTGATTGCTGTTGCCATGTTGTGAGATACACCCGGATAGTTGAATGAGAATTGACTGCCATAGTTGTTGGTGCCAACCGCATTCACACCTTGATCCACAAATGGATAATAATCATCAGCCTCTAATCTAAATGACAGATTACCAGTTGGAACTGGAATAATGGAAGCCGCCAATCCTCCAGTATTGTTGGCAACTTTCTTTGTGTAATCTCTGAACTCTGTTGCCAGCTGATTGGATAGATCAATCAAGAATCTATCATAAACAGTTTGTGGCTGTTCAGCATCACCAGCTGTGATCCCAAAGTCATCAAGAAAATCAAGATCTGCCATTACTTAATATGCGTTGATGTTCTTTTTCATCCACTATCTTAAAGTAGTTCATCCAGAATAAAGTCTTTACATAAGGTTGTTGCGTAACTTTGTCCAAACTGATTCCCATTTCTTTGGATAGTCTATGTAAGATAGTTGTCCAATTAAACCACTCTGAATCTTCTGGTCTTGAGCTATCTGCATCATCTCCATCTTCGCCCTCGCTGTCTGAATTCCTAAGATAGCCATCCTCCGCTTTTCTGATAAGTCCAAAAAAAAACTGAAAAAATTTAGAAACTCATCACCTGGAAAATGTTCCTTGAATAACTTGTATCTATTTTCATTAGGATTGAGCAATCTGCCTCTGTCATCCTCCTGGCAATATTCCATTCCTTTCTCAACATACATGATTGCCAATGCTTGACATGGATCTTGACTGATATCCTCAATCAGTTTTAAGTCAATGATCTGTCCAGTTGAAACGTGTCCAAAGTTTTTCTCAAATCTGAATTGCTTGCCTTCAATCTCAATGATCTCATTTGGCTCCTGGTAATTATAAGATGTTAATATCTGGAGCATGTGAGCAGATGCAGCTTGAATGCTATTGACATCAGCTCTCTTGATTCTGTTGATTGACTCTCCAGAGAATAAACTAAGCAACTGACATTGGAAGATTAGAAACTGAGTGATGTCATCCTTCTGGTCCTTCATAGCCTCTGCCATCATCAGCCACTTAGCCATCTGATCTGGAGTGCATTCAGCAATTGATGCCGGTAGTTTTATCTCAAGTTCTTTCATACTCTCAAAGCCATATATCTTCCTCTGTTGCTGTATTCCTTTCTGCAGTTCCAAGCCAATGCTGTTGAGATGACACCATCATCATGCAATCCAGCTGGTGCAGAATAAGTCACGTTCCTGGTATTTGGATTGTAAATATAAGAAAAATTCTCAAGCTCATCTATCAACCATTGTTCATTCACAATTGATATTGCTGATTGCTCAAATGCCACAGCAAGATCCTCAATGATGATCGGCTTTGTTTTGGAGGTAGTGACAAATGGATGGATCAGATTCTTGCACCTGGTTGCCAGCATCTCAAAGAATACATCACCTTGATTGTTAACCTCCACCAATGTGGTTGCATTGTATTGCTTAATCAGTGTTGCCACCTTCTCAATGATCTTGCTCCACTCATCGTGTCTCCATCTATGAGCAGCAACCATCTTTCCATCCTGGTTTATAATTGTGAGTACAGTGTAGTCATCAGCTCTACCAATGTCAAGGCCAGCATACATCTTTGATGTCTTGGCTCCAGTGCCAATGCAATCAGATACGTTTCTGAATATACCACTGGCATTATCAATGAACTCAGCCAAGTACTCTTGCCGGAACACATAATCTGGCAATGACCGCTTTCTCTCATCCAACTCCCTTGGATCAATCATAGGATTGTCATAGGATGTGAAATGAAAGTACGCATATCTCTCATCATAGTTTGGCTGCATGCAAAGCTTATGGAAATGATTCCTCCCTTTTGGAGTCGAGATGAATATAACCTTCTTTCCTTTTACCAGGACTGTTGCACTCAAGACCTCATCCCAAAGCTCTGGTCTGGTGAATGCCATCTCATCAACAACCATGTAATCGAATGTATTACCTCGGATATTGTCTGGTCTCTCTCCAGAGAAAAATTCAATTGTTGAGCCAAAGCCTGAGATCATCAAGTCTGATCTATTGAAAGTAAACAATCCACTTGCTGTGGTTGCCCTCTCCATTTCAGAGAATACTTTCTTGCCTTGCTTATAAACTGGAGTAACCCAAGCAATCTTGCAACCTTTGTCATTGATGGCCCACCAAAGGAGTTGGTTGATGCCAAGCATAGTCTTGCCAAACTGCCTACCAATGTTCAGAGCATAATACTTCTCATGGCCATGGTTGATGGCATCATGAATGCTCCTCTGATTGTCATGTGGTTTATAACCTTTGACTGTACTCATCTGATACAAAGATAATGAAAAAGCCAGCTAAGTGTGGGCGACCAGTGACTCACTAATCCATTAACCATAGCTGGCCTATTAAAATGATCTGGCAACTGTTCAAATGGTAAGTACCCAGATACCTCATTCAAAATCAAACTTCTCTACATTCCTGGTCTCAACCTGTTGTCTGTCATGCATGCCGAGTCTGTTCTTAGCATAGAAGATTCCTTTACCTTCATTGCCAACAATGTCAATGGCTAAGCCTTTGAATAGGTCATCTATTTTTTTAATAGTGTCGGACTTTAGTTTATTATCAGAATTCAACCAAGCATAATAAGTATCTCTATGAATAGTTTTATCCTTTCTCACAATAGGGATCCAGATTCTAAGGAAATAGTCTATTGTTGGAATATGTCTATCTAATACCATTACAATATCTCCTTTATTAGATATCATTTCTTTCTTATGGTTAAGACACTCCTCAATATAGATATGAGCAAGTTCCTCCAGATGTATTATAAACTCATCGGAATATGCCATTGTTCTTAATATATATTATTGTTCGGTTATTTACAGTACTTAACATAGAAAGTATATGGCACAACTTTAAGCTTTGCAAGTATCCAAATGAGATGCTTGTATTTTTTAAAGTCATATTTATCAAAGAATCCTCGATCTCTTTTGTGTAGGTTAACCAATCTGAGCATTCTCTCAGCTGATGCTCCAAGCTTTGTGAAATCAAATTCAGATTTGTTTTTTAGTTGCTTAATAGCCTCTTCCTTTGATATCTTTCCACTTCTGACTTGAGCTGCAAGATAAACAATTCGTTTGTCAATACCAAACTTCTCTGGCAGAAGGAATGATCCAACAAACTCAGTGTAAACATTCTCACAATGTTTGCCACCATAATCTTGCCAGTTGATTAGTCTCTTCATCTCAGCCTCCATTGATTCTCTATCAAACCCATAGTGAAATGGTCTCACATTCTTGATACCCATCAAGGCATAGAATAGTTGGTCCTTGAAAGTGAATAGAGGATAGTTGTGGAGCTTGAGTCCAGTGTATTTGTTATAAACTGATTCAATGTATTTGGCATCCATATACGTCCATCCTTTTGGAGTTGATCCCTCTGTTCTGAAATCATGGCCATTGAGGATGTACTTGATATTGTACTTGTAAGCTGTATCATACATAAGCTTAGTCATTGCAATATCATTTGGAATATCAGCATCTGGAATACCAGCCCAAAGAAAAGCATCATTGAGCCTATCGTATTCAGCTTTGTTGACATTGTATGTGATGCAATCAACTCCGAGCTTTTCAACCAGAGCTCTCATGTTGTGCATTGCCTCTGGAGCATTCCAATTGTTGTCAAAGTGAATCACCAATGGTTTCAGATCCCAGTATCTCACTGCAGTGAATAACAGTGTTGAGGAGTCAATACCTCCAGAGATTCCCATGATGCAGTCATATTTTTTATCATGACCTTTGTATTTGATCATTTTTATAATATGCTTGAGTTCATGAGGATTGGCTTGCAGCTCCAGTTGATCATGGAGATCACAATACTCGCATTGAGTCTCACCAATTGAGGCAATGGACTCATCAAATAAACAGCGTGGACATTCTTTCATAGTTAACAAAGTTATGATAAATTTTACTAATATACACATTATCAACATGTCGAGTTAAATACTCCCTCATTATTGATTGACATATGTCATCAACTGATTGCCAAGGAATAGATGCTGGCAGATCACCGTTGTAAATAGACCGCCTTCCCATGAGTCCCATCTCAATATTTGTGTTGGGACATCCATCATGAGGAGTTAATCTTAGGTTAAGAAAGCATTGAGAGTAAACATCAACCAGCTGATCTTTTGAAAATGTATCATGACCAGCTCTTATGATTGGAATGTCAATACGTTCTTTGATCTCATCGATCAGTGATTCACCATAATACTCTGGAGCATTGCCAGAATACCAGAATATTTTATCTCCATTCGGGACCAATGGCCACTGATGAGGAATGACCGCATTGACTGGACACCAGATTGCTTTCACTCCTTTGCTTTCTAATGTTTCAAGTACTTGATGGCTCACTGCTATATTTAGGGATTCTTTAACAAACTTAATCCAATCATCTGGCAGATCTTTGGCATCTGATCCAAACCAAACAATTGTGCTTGCTCCGATATGTGTTGCAAGCAATAGAAGATCTTCCTCTCTGTACATTCCCATGAACACCGCCTCTGGAAGGCAACTGTCATAAGGCATGAGATTGTATTTCTGAATGAGACCTTTGTCAAGTCCTGCCAGAGATTCTGAGATGTGTGCTTGGATCATAATAATGTCTTAAGTTCACTGAATCCATTATCAAGCAATGCCACATCACATCTCTCTGACTTCAATGATCCAGTCCAATGATCTGTAAATTTATGCTTGTTAATCCATTTGTTTGTTGAGATTGACAAGAGTTTAATCTGTCCATCATCTGGAAGAATTCCAATCTCTTGTTTTGCTCTGATTGTCTTGAGCCACATTGACCAGTCAAGACCAGCATTGAGTCTTGGATCGAATGGTCTCCAAACTATGCTATCAAGGAAATCAGCTCTGAGCACTCTACCAATTCCAATTGGCTCATGATGTCTTTGTCCTGGACCATATCCTTTCCAATGGACTAATCTGATTTGATTAGATACATCAGCGAAATGACAGCCTAACATTCCAAGCATTCCAAAGTCTTGGATGTGCAACTTGATTGAATCAATGTAATCATCACTACACCAGTCAGATGATCCCATGAACATGACAGCATCAGCTTTGTAATTCTTTGATGCAGCGAAGCCAGCATTCCATTTATTTCCAAGAGGATCATTATCAATGTGAATGAATTCAACATTCAATTGTTTTGCAATATCCTCTGCCTCCTTTTCATGTCCCATCATAATTGGAATAACTCCTTGAGACTTGAGCCTTGAGACTGTTAATCTCACAAGAGGAAATCTTCCCATAACTGGTATTGGTGCTGTGATTATCATTGCTTTGTTCCTATGAAATGAATGCGAGGCATGATATGCTCTCCTTGACTAATTGATTGGACCAGTTTACCCATTGCATTGCGAACACAAGTTGAGCAACCCACATTGAGTTTACCAAATCCAGATTCTTTGTACCATGCTCCAAGCTCCTTCTTTGTTTCTGATGTCAAAGCAAAGGATCTTGTTTTTGAGAATCTCTCAACTTGTTGTTGAAGCTCTTCACTTACTTTCATAAATCAACATTAAATCAGATAATAAATAAGTTATAAATGCCATTCCAATAAGATTAAAATCAACCACACATGAGCCAGCCACTGCTATCCAAAAAGATAGACAGCTCTGACAATTAAATGGTTTGAAGTCCGGGAGATTGAAACTCATAAGAGCTCTGGCAATGCCTATTGGAATTGTGATAAGTAATATGTAAATCATTTTTGAATTGTTTAATTGCTAAATGGATTGTGTCCAGGGATATTCCAGTCTCATTTCTAATCTCTCGATATGTCATCCCCATCAAATGCATCCTGGTGATTTCTTTTGTAAACAGCTCTTGATCATCTGTTGGACTTTGGTCCATATATGAATCAAGTAGTTTCTGCATCTCTGTCTCATGGTATTCTTGATCTGTCTCTTTATCGTAGAGTTCTGGAAGAGGATCATTGATCCGATATTGCTTGTTAAATGTTGAGTCTCTCCAG